GTAGACTGTAAGACAGTATGCAACCACGCTCATACCAAAAACCCAGAACCAAACAGGAAAGACAGTAGCCTCACGATCTGTTACGCCAAACGGCCGAATCCTTCCCTCGCGACCAAACGCTACGGACGGTTTTAGATAGAGAAAGGTTGCCATCAAAAAGAGGTAGATAGTCACCATCCACATGCGATGGTTTCGACGGGTTAAATCCATTGTATGAAGCGGTGTAAAAAGTTCCGCATCAAACACAATGAGGGCAGCACCCACTTACGTGCTTCCGAACAGGAAGGCGTTCTCAGATGCCATTACCAGAATGTTCATCAAGTCAGATTACCGAGCAAAAGATAAGGATCCGCTCGATGAAGAGGATAAGAACGTAGATTTGTGCCTTCAGCGGTCAGGAACAGGGCGCGAACTCTTTCCTTACCAGAAAATCATTCGTGATTACCTGAAGATTGAGACCCCGTATCGCGGTCTCCTGGTCTACCACGGTCTCGGTTCCGGAAAGACATGCTCATCCATTGCTGTTGCCGAGTCACTGTTGAGCACCAGCAAGGTCTATGTGATGGTGCCTGCGTCTCTTGAGAAGAACTATCGCGAAGAGTTGCAGAAGTGCGGTGATCCAGTCTATGCAGTTGAGAACTTTTGGACTGTGAAACCGATGTCTGATGAAGTACGGATTGAGGGCAGGAAACTAGGCATCTCAGACAAGTTCATGGACAAGCACAACCGTATCTACACGACGACCTCTGGCAATGAACCAAACTTTGAGAAGTTGTCTACACAGGATCGCACAACCATTCGTGAACAAATCAAGGATGTTCTTGAGCAGAGGTTCAACTTTGTTCGCTACAACGGTCTCAGTCGCAACAACATTGCAGAGTATACTGTGGAAGGAATGTATGACGATTCGGTAGTGATCATCGATGAGGCGCACAACTTGATTTCGCGAGTGATCAACGAGTCTGAGATCACCATGAAACTCTACGACGCCCTGTATCACGCGAAGCGGTGCAAGATTGTTGCTCTGTCTGGAACTCCGGTCATCAACTCACCGAACGAGATTTCGTATATGATGAACCTCCTGCGAGGACCGATTGAGCGGATCACGATTCCCTTCAAGACCATTCCCACTTGGGATGAGGAGAGGATCACAAAGGCGTTTCGTGGACTCCCAGAGGTTGACACGATTGAGTTCAACGCCCTTAAGAAGTATGTGATGGTCACCCGCAATCCTCCTCAGTTCCGGTCGACCTACAACGGTGAGGGCGACCGTGTTGCTGTTCAATATATGAAGGACATGCCATTCATCCCTCAGGCGGCAGACTGGGTCGAGTCCATCAAGAGCAAAATTGAGGTAGATGTGGGTGGAGGTGAGATTGCGTCAGAGCGAGCAACCACTGAGGAGTTCTCCTGCCTTCCGACTGACTATGAGGAGTTTGCAAAGTTGTTCCTTGACGGTCTGAACATCAAGAATCCCATGCTCTTTCGGCGTCGTATTCAGGGATTGGTGTCATATTTCAAGGGCGCCGATGAACGCCTTCTTCCACGCCGTGTGGACCTTGAGCACACCCTGGAAAAGGTGGAGATGTCCACTGAACAGTTCACACGATACCTGGAGGTCCGTTGGATGGAGATGAAGATCGATTCTCGCCGTGGTCGCTCGAAACTGAATGAGGACCTCAGTACCTTCCGTGTTCCGACCCGCCTTGTCTGCGACTATTCTACACCTCCCGAACTCCGTGTTGCTGAGGTGAATGCAGAAGGTATCTCGGAAGACAAGAAACCGGATAACGATGAAGTGCTCAAGCGAATCAAGTTGAAACCGGAGAAGTATCTGTCTGAGAAGGCGTTAGAGATCTTCAGTCCCAAGATGCTCAAGATCCTTCAGAACATCAAGAAGTCCGTTGGAAACAACCAGTTCGTGTACTCGCAGTATCGTGCGATGGAGGGACTTGGTATCCTCTCTGCGATTCTGGACACTGCTGGATGGCAACCCTACAAACTCATTAAGCAAGCGAACCAGTGGGTTGAGGATCCTGAGATGGATGACCGTCCTGCATATACATTCTACACTGGTGAGGAACAGGAAGATCTTCGTGACCTGACTCGTCAGATCTTCAACGGAGTCTATTCCAAGAACTTTCCCCAGAGTCTCAAGGAGAGCGTGGAAAAGCGAGGCAAGAAGATTCTACAGTTGCTGATGGCGTCTGCATCAGGTGCTGAGGGTATCACGCTCAATAACGTGCGTCATGTTCACATCATGGAACCACACTGGACTCCTGCTCGTCATGACCAGGTCATTGGTCGTGCAATTCGTATCTGTTCCCATGCCACGCTTCCCATGGAAGAGCGCACGGTTAAGGTGAGTTTCTACATCTCTGTCTTTTCAGAGGATCAGAAGAAGACCCAGGAAGGTCCCAACATCACACCCATTCGCCGTAACGATATGGTGGTCAAGCGGTATGAGGGAGACCCGGTAGAAACGTTCATGTCCACGGATGAATACCTTTACGAAACCGCTTTCGAAAAGGAACGCATTGGTCAGCGGATTTCATTGTTGTTAAAAGAGTCAGCAGTCGACTGTGAGATCCATCGCAAACTTCACTCACGCGAACGACCGGTTGTGTCCTGTATGCGGTTCGACTCGACCACTACGGGCGAGGATCTTGCATTCCGCCCGAACATCAAGACGGAAGATGTGGATGCTACGGTTCTTCGCAATACATCGCGGAAACACCGTAGGTTGCAGAAGGTGTCAATCAAGGGAATGTCTCTGATTCTTGACCCTGATTCGAAGGAGGTGTTCGATGGTCCTGCATGGGATGATAATCAGCGCCTGCTTCGTATGGGCGAGTTGGTTTCGCCCACGTCTATTAGGTTTCTTCTTTAAACCTCACGCTTAACATCCGCAATCCACACACTGCACACATCATCCCAAGTCTTGAACAGGAAGTTGTTCGCCGCTTCCTTCATTGCGGGTAGGTTCGCGATCGTCTTCTCCATTGAGTCAGAGATCTTCTGATAGTCAAACGTAGGCGCCCAAAGACCAAGGGGCATCGTACCTGCGAAATACGCACGGTCTGTAGGTTGAACAAACTCGCAGACGGTAGTGTCCATGAACGCGCGATAGGTTCCAATGTCCGTCACAATTTGAGGAGCGCCAGTAAACAGGTGCTCAATCTGGCAGAGACCAAATCCCTCACCGTCTGAGGTGTTGATGCCAATGTCTGCCGCATTGTAGATCTCGTTGATAGATGAATCTGGAACTGGCTTCGTAGAGGAATCCACAAGAAGCAGGCGCTTTCCATAAGTCTCTGTTGTCAGACCCTGTCGGGTCAACTCCGTCTGATAGATACGACCAATATCATAGTACGCACCCTGTTGCGCATTCAGGTTCGTAACCACCATCATAAAGTACGGCTTGTCGGGGTTACGGCGAAGGAGATCAACAAATGCCATAACTCCAAGATCATGACGCTTCCGCTGCGTATTGCGGTTAGCGTTCACCATTAGAACCGAGTTCGGGGTAAGACCCATTCCTGCGCGAACTCCCGATCGAACAGAGTCAGACAACTTGGTAAAAGACGTAGGGTCAACTGCGTGCTCGATGACGCGAACATCAGGGAATACTGCATACTTGTTGTAGACGTCCGCCCAGTGCTGAGAGAAGCAATAGATACGGTGCGCGCTCTTGTTCATGGTCTCAATCAGTGGAGGAGCAATGCCCTCGTACACCTGATCGACGTACAACCACAACTTGTACGGAGTCTCATCCTTCTTATACTTCATCGCCTCGAGGAACCGGTTGATAATCAGAGGATCGTTATAGATCATCACCACATCTGGGTTCACCATCTCGAGATACTCATGGATCTTGTTGAATCCAAACCCCTCCTCCTTCGGGTCCTCGTTTGCTGCCGCGTCATATGCAATGACCCCCTTGGGCGCAGTACGGAGGTTCTCGCGAGTAGGGTGGCGCTGAAACCCAAAATGATACGTCTTCACATTGGGTGCCAAAGTCGATAACTGCTTGAGCAAGTTAAACACCACCTTTGAATACCCCGTTGTCTGATCCACATGAGTGCTCACAAGAACAAACCTCATTTATTGAAACACTCTTTTCCCGTATAAATCACAAATGCAAGTTAACAATGTCCAAGACTATGTGACGCAGAAGAAGCGTCAGATCATTGCTGCGTCTCTTGCAGTTGCACCGCCTCCGCAGAAGCGCCGGAGCAACACCCAATACATTGCAGTTGTGGGCAACAAGTCCCAGCGATACACTCGTTTTGTTGGAGGTGTTGGTATCAACACGGTAGGTCCCGCTACGCTTGGAGCAACATTTACATCTACGTGCTGTGTTCCAGCAAACACTGCGACAACGACCTATTTAGTCTAATCTCATCTCTAACACAATATGCCAGGAGCACTTCTCCAACTTGTTGCGATTGGAGCACAGAATGAACTTGTTCATGGAACTCCTTCCATGACACATTTCCGTGCTGTCTATCGGCGACACACAAACTTCGCAATGGAGTCAATACGAATGACGTTCACTAGTTCAAACCTAGAGTTTTCGCCAACAACCACACGAACAATCTCGTGTCGTATTGATCGCTATGCACAGTTACTCCACGACACCTACCTGGTGATCACTTTGCCTGACATTTGGTCTCCTCTCGCCTATCTGAATGGTTCGGCGCCGCCAACAGGTTACGATCAGCGTTCGAACTCGATTGGATATGAGTTCAAGTGGGTTGAAAACATTGGGTACAATCTGATTGACAACATCGAAATCACTGCCAATGGTCAACTTCTTCAGCGCCTCACAGGCGAGTGGTTGAAGTTCTATTCGTATCTTACTCACGATCCGAACAAGCGCAAGATCGTCGACCAAATGATTGGCAATGTATCAGAGTTGACAGACCCTGGAAACGCGTATGGTCGTATTGATCAGTACCCTCATGCGGTGGCGCCACTGAATCAACCGGGTGGAATTCCGAATACTAAGATACCTGAACCGTCAATCCGTTCTCGCCAACTTGTGATCCCTCTACACTTCTGGTTTGCCGAGAATCCCGGAATGGCACTTCCTCTGGTTTCCATGCAGAACTCGGATGTATTCATTAACGTGACCTATCGCCCACTAAATGAACTTTTCACTGTGATCGATGTAAACCCATTAAATACAGAAACCTACGGAACCCGTGTTCGTTCGAAGAATATCGCTTACAACTCTATTTCCCCGACATCCCCTTACGATTCGATCGGTCGCTTCTTGTCACCACCTA